CAATCCGCGCGTGCGATTGTAAATAACATTGCGAATAAAGCAGCGGTACCAGTCACAATAGCTTATGCCAGCCCTGCACTTGACAAAATACAGCTTGCTAAAGGCTTTTCGGCTCACGGATTAGCAAGAGAAACCTTGTCAGATATGGCAAAATCCATAAACGGCACATGGTTTATCGAGGGTGGGCAGCTCTATATAATTGCCAATTCAGATGCAGCCGACAAACTACCCGGGAACTTGAAGCAAGCAATAGAGTTAAATGACAAAACAGGGCTTATAGGCAATCCACAGCAGCAAGACCAAGGCATAACAGTGCGGTCGCTTTTAAACCCCGCAATTCAGCTTTATGGTTTCGTACATGTCTCAAATACGGAAATTACGGAGCAAATGGTCACAGTCGGGAGTTTTTCGGTGGGTATAGGTACAAAATGGGCACTTGACCCTGAGGGATTATACCGCGTTATTTCCATAAATCACAATGGCGATACAAGAGGCAACGCATGGTATTCTGACATTACAGCAGTTACACAAGCCGGAAATATTCCAGAATATTTGCAGGGATTAAATTAAGCAAGAAATCGAGGTGAAATTATGTTTACTATACAAGAACGCATAGCGGCGGCAAACCCTGACACAGTGGGGCAAGCACTCACCCTTGAAGCATCAAAAAATTACGCTATGCAAAGTATCCATGTTGCTGATATAGCAACCATTATATCAGTTGATACAGATGCAAGCGGGCGCGTAACTCTCACAGTTAAACCTATTGCTACTACTGCCTTAGTTGACAATCAAGGGAACAATCAGACGGTAGACCAACCCACTATATCTGATACACCATATATAGGCACTAGCCCCACGGTCGGCGGCTACTGCTTGCTTATTTACTGTGACCATGATATTTCAGCTATCCTTAACTTAGGCGGCTTGACAGGAGCAGGAACACCGCAGAACCAAAACGCGCAGATACAGCAAAGTCACAGCTTAAATCATGCTGTGGCTATTTTATTCCCCTCTACCGCAATCACTCCGGCAGTTCCGCCTGCAAACTATGGCGCACAGATAACACCCACAGGAGACAACGGCACAGGCGTTTCAGAGAGCCTTATATCCTTTATAAAGAGCTGGGAGGGTGAAGAACTTAACTGGTATCAAGATGCAACAGGCACATGGACTATCGGCTATGGTCATGCCTCCGACACTCAAACATTGCCAGATGGCTTCACAGCTCCACTCACCGATGCCACAGCAGATGCATTATTGCGTTATGATCTGGTTGCCCGTGTCAGTTCAGTTCAATCTATGTTCAGTGGGTTTCCCCTAAAGCAGAATCAATTTGATGCCCTTGTGGATTTTGTGTGGGGCTTCGGGCCTACTGAATTAGAAAATTCAACCTTAAAAAGTGACATTCTCGCCGGCGCAAGTTCAACAACGCTAAAAGCCGATTTTGATGCTTACTGTTCTTCAAAAGGTGTAGTTTTGTCAGACCTTTTAAGGCGGCAGGATGCAAACTGGGCAATGTTTTGTAATAATACATATCTTCCCAATGGATGAGGTGACACGGTGAGATATAGAAAAATGGATGAAAACGGCGATTATACTTTTGGCTTTAGTAGCTTTTACACGGATGCAGATGCAGTTACTCAGGCCATTCAAACTAAGCTACTGATGTTTCAAGGTGAGTGGTGGGAAGACACCACAGACGGCCTGCCAATGTTTCAACAAATTTTAGGTACAAACGGTGGCACACCGAACGTCACGGCCGTTGATTTAATAGTACAATCGCGGATTGTGGAAACGCCGAACGTCAACAACATCGTGTCTTACACAAGCAGCTATAAAAACAAGACTTATACAGCACCCGCCGTGGTCAATACAACTTACGGCAATGTTACAGTGGGGGTGAACTCTTAATGGCTTATGTAGCACCAACTTTAGGCACAGCAGGACTTGTATTGCCATCCTATAATGATATCCTTAATCAGTTAATCAGCCAAGCGCGGAGCATATTTGGCACCGACATTTACCTTGCAAACGACAGCCAAGATTATCAGTACCTTAGTGCTATATCATCAGCTTTGAATGATGCTATGCAACTTTGCCAACTGGCTGTAAACAATCAATCGCCCTCACTTGCAATCGGTTCAGCACTTGACAGCCTCATAAAATTAAACGGTTTGCAGAGGCTCGCGGCTACTTATTCGACTTGCCTTGTGACCATTACAGGCGCAGCGGGCACGGTTATTCCAGTGGGTGTTGTGCAAGATGTTTCCGGCTACTTGTGGGATTTACCCGCGAACACCACAATCCCCACAGGTGGCATTTTAACCGCTACAGTGACGTGCGAAACAAGCGGGGCAATTACGGCAGCAATAGGGGACATTCAGAATATTGTAACGCCTCAATACGGCTGGACTAGCGTTACAAACCCCGCCACGCCAACGGTAGGCGTTCCGGTCGAGACAGACACGGAGTTACGATTAAGGCAAGGCACAAGTGTTTCGCTGCCGTCACAGACTCCTATCAATGGTACAACCGCCGCAGTTCAAGCGGTAGACGGTGTGACAAGGGCAAATATTTACGAAAATAATACAAGCTCTACCGACAGCAACAGCGTTCCGGCTCATTCAATTGCTCCGGTGGTTGAGGGTGGCACTGACGATGACATAGCTGCCGCTATTGCAATAGGTAAGACAGAGGGTTGTGGAACTTATGGAACAACATCAGTAACCTTGCCGCTTACTTATTCTATCGGCGGCACAACCAATTTTTCACGACCGATTTATGACACCATTGGGGTTGACATTACTGTTTTACAACTCACAGGATATACCCAGGCAATTCAAACCCAAATTACAACCAATATCACAAATTATCTTAATACCTTGCCAATTGGAACATCGGTGCAAGCATCTTCACTATATTTCACCATTCTTTCTGCAACGCCGGATATGTCAAATCCCACTTTTGCCATTACTTCATTGACGATTAATAAAAACGGTGGCAGCTTCGGCAGCTCGGTTACGGTTGCATGGAATGAAGTTGCGGAGGCCGGCACGATAACGGTTTCGGGGGGCTTTTAATGATTGACGATTATTTAAGCCTCATTACCTCTGAACATGCCACAAAGCCTAAATTTATAGCATGGCTTACGGCAGCACTGAGTATTGTGATTGATATTCAGACTTTTTTGACTGACTTTTACACCAATTACGATATTGACACTGCTATAGGTGCTCAATTGGACGTGGTGGGCGTTATTCTTAACAGGCCACGGCTTTTACCGTTTCAACCATCTGGTGGCGTGTCTGCTCTCATGGACGATACTACATACCGATTAGTGCTAAAATCCACAATCGCAGAGGCACAGTTTAACGGCACCGCGCCCGGACTTTACGGCCTATTTCAAACAGCTCTTGGTAATACGGGGCTGTATTTTTATGTGCAAGACAACCAGAATATGTCACTCAACGTTATTGTTTACGGCGTGACGACTTCGATTATAAGTGATCTAATTTCACACGGTGTGATTGTGCCACGGCCGGAGGGCGTAAATCTCTCAACGAGTATTACATCAAACAAGATATTTTCAAGAGGGCTCGAAAGTACCGCTTTCGCAGGTCGCGGCGAGGGCTATTATTTACCGCAGGGGGTGCATTAATTGGTTGGCACAAATAATTTTGTAGTGTTTGACCCAGCGTATACAAATCTAATGTCAGATTCCGCATATGACACAAACGCATCTGTTTTAAGCGGCTACACAACAGGGATGGCAGACCCAACAGTCGATAGTAAGGTAGCGCATCAATCCACGATGATGGCGGCGGTCATTGCACAATTTATGGCAAATCAAGGCTATAACGTCAGTGACACAGACTTTAACACCTTGCTATCGATTGTGACAAATTCGTTTGCATCCATATCTTACGTTAATGCAGCACTTGGCAGAATTTCGGTCTACAATCCGGTAACAAACCCAGCAACATACATATAAAGGAGGCTTTTAAATGGGATTTAATACAAGTGTGATTTCTACATGGGTACAAATGTATGAAGGTCAGCCCGGAACGACTGCAACAACACTTTATACGGCACCGGCTATATCTTCAAATATAACCGGTTCTAAAACGGCAACGGCAAAAATAACAGAAATTGTTGTTAACAATACTACTGCAAATACTGTAACTCTTACTATTGGAATTGTACCTAGTGGGGGAACGCTTGGGGCTACAAATGAGATCATGACAGCAGCAACTATTGTTCCGGGGCCGCAATCATTACCATTTAACACTAACATGCTGCCACAATCCACAATTCAAGCTTTGCAAAATACATCTGGTGCAATTACCTTAACGATATCCGGCGTGGAGGTGCAGTGATGGGAAATGGATGGAGCTTGGCAATAAGCGGATTTGACCCATCGCGATATAAAGAGCATCAAGTAGTAAATTCGGCAGTAAATTCAACTTCTTTGACAACTTTAATGAGTTATACAGGCAACGGGCTTTTGGAAGGGGTGATAATTGGATGTGGATTTGGGTGGGTTAGTAACAGCCATACAATTTCGCCAGTAAGCACAGGGATTACGACTACAACACCTATAGAATTGTGCATTACTATTGATGGCATAGTAGTACTTGATATACTAGAGTCTTCTGCGGGTTCTTCTGATACATCAGAGATATCAGTAGTTTTGTCAAAAGATATAATAGAATATAATTATACTACCGGTGCTTTAGAGCAAGTGGCTGGGTTTGAATCATTGGCTGGAGGACTTATAACAGTAAGCACTGGTGTTTTACCTGCACCTACTTTTACATTTCCAAATGCAGCGCAACAGTCATTAGCCAAAAACAGTGCCGCACTTGAATCTCTTGATTATCCTATATATTTTAATCAATCACTTTTAGTACAAGTTAAAGGTGCTGCGAGCAGTGGTGCAATACAAGCCTACGCAAAAGCAAGATATTGACATTTTATTTACTTGTCTAAAATTTTATTAAACAAGGAGCATTTACACATGATTATCGTAAGCGATTCAAGTAACAACGTTATTGATTCATTTCCAGAGGGCACGACAATAACAGACCTTCCAAATGTGGCACAACTTCCTGCACCCACCACAATCGCAGGCAAAAACGCGCAGCTCGTCATTGACCCGCAAACACAGGTTTTATCGTATATTTACACTGATAGGCCACTTACAACAGATGAGCAGATTTCAGCATTGCAAACAGTCTCAAGTAGCTTCACTGCTCAAATCACCAGTTTACAGGCATCATCAGCATTCATTAATTCGATTAATCAACAGGTTGGGGATTTTGGACTAGCTCTAATGAATGCATTAATGGCGATAGCAATGCTACAAACACAAGGAGGTAACTAATATGTCAGTACAGCCAATGAGTTCAGGGTGGCAGTCTTATTTTGACATGCACTATTCGCAGCAGATTGCGCCAGTTGTTACCGAAGCTCAAATGTGGGCAATGGAACAGCTAAATAGCCAATACTATCTTACATATGCCGAATATGTACAGTGCGTTTCCGATGCATACAACGTCTACCATACCATCGTCATTGATGCAGTTGCATCTTATGTTGTTATCGGGCATCTTAAAACCGCTGATTATCAGACCATCACAGGGCAGGCGTTTTCCGGTGTCACTTATTTTGAACTTCACTTTTCTCAACAGGTTACTCCGCCGGAAACTGAAACGCAAATGTACGCTTGTGTCGCATCTGGCTTAATTTCCGATTCTGATTATGTGCAGTGTGTCACTGATGCATATGTTACATACAAGACTATTGCAATTACCGATTTACAGTCTTATGTAGCCTCTGGGCACCTTACGGCAGCACAGTATCAAACAATCACAGGGCAGACTTACAGTGCCTAACAGGGTGCTATTTTTATGCGCTCCGACTTATACTGGGGTGCAAATCTTTTTTTCATGGAGGTCTTAAATTCATGGCAACACAAGCAGAACTAAATTTTATCAATGAAGTCAAAACAGGCGCGCAGGCAGCCATGAAAGTGCATGGAATACTTGCAAGCGTTAGCATAGCACAGGCAGCACTTGAATCTGGGTGGGGCTCTCATGCCCCCGGTAACAACTTATTTGGCATAAAGCAGAATGGTTGGGCTGCAAGCAAGTGTCAAACTTTACAAACCCATGAAGTAATAAAAGGCAAGACAATTACTATCAACGCACTTTTTCGCAAATATGCATCATGGGCAGATTCAATCACAGATCACGCTTTATTCTTGGTGCAGAATAGCAGATACAAAAACATCATCAAGCAGACCAATTTTAAAGTTGCTTGTGTGAATTTGCAAAATGACGGATATTCCACATCACCCTATTATTCACAGGAACTTATCGCACTAATTGAACAGCATGGATTGAGCAAATATGACAGCGTAAAGTGAGGCATGACATATGACGAGTTTAGCGAATACCATTGTGGGGTCAACTGCGGCAGCGGTGGGTGGAGGACTTATAGCCGCAGTAAAACATCTATGGCATAAGCAAAAATCACAGGCAGAGCGGCAACAGGCTATAGAAGATGGGGTCAAAGCTCTTTTGCATGATAAAATCTATAAATGTTGCCTAGATTGTGAAGCCAAAGAATCAGCATCTATTCAAGATAGAGAAAATCTTGAAATGCTGTACAACTCATATCACGCATTGGGTGGCAATGGCACAGGTACAGATCTTTATAACATGGTTAAAGCGTTACCATTAAATTAAAATAAATTTTGGAGGAAAATTATGAACACAAACACTATTATGCTTATCACATTCGCGGGTTGCGCTGTACTATCTGTATTGGTTACAGTTGGTGCGCAGTACCTTGCCAAGCACGGCAAAAATGCACAGCCGATACTTGCCGACGTTGACAAAGGGATAGGCTATGCTCAGTCTATTGCAAATGCAGTTAAACCTTTTCTACCAAACATTGCTGACAATGTGATTGATGTTACCTTGAAATATGCTTCACAGGCAATTACAAGCGTTGAAGCTACATACAAAGCGGCTCTTGTCACCGGTGCGGCAGGAGTAGACACAAGACAGGCACAAGCAACTACAATGATTCAAACAGCTCTTGCCATGCAAGGTATACCAATGACCACAGATACTCAGAAACTCATTGATACAGTTATTCCAATGCTTGTTATGGCACTGCCTAAAACAAATACCGCGGTTACTCCAGTAGTGCCGGAAGTAGTACCAGTAACACCAATTGTATCCACTCCGGCTACAGCGCCAGTCGTACCAACAATCGCACAGTAATAAAATACTGCATGACACAAAAAGCCCTACTACTTCCTTAATTGGAGGCGGCAGGGCTTTTTTATTGTTATTCTTTATCACACTCACTACATCTAAATAATTTATAATGCTCTTTACTACTTGAATTATGGAAAATCCGCTTATGATATTTGCTACAAATATGAGGTTCCTTTTTGCTTGTTTGCTCATACTCTTTTGGAGAGCAAAAATCGCAATTGTTACAATCAATGTTCACAATAATAATCCTTTCTGCCACTTTATAAAGCCAAGTGGCGAGGCTGTCATTGTGGTGAGGTCAACAAAATGGTTGCAGGACACTTCTTTCTGATTTCAGTTTCGCTAAAAGCACATCATATGGCTCGACTTCCATAATTCCAAACATTTGATTCTGGCTGTCAACAAAACCGTATTTACTGTTTGATGCAAGAAACTGTAAGATTTCATCACGCTTTGCAAAGTCACTTTGCTTGTATGCCTCCAATGCCGCATGTAATAGCCCTATGCGCGTTTCCTCGGTCATGTATTTACCACCTGTCATATTTATCCCCTTTCACCGGATAGCGCCGGTTCGCTTGATTAATGATGGTTATTGATTTTGAACCCCTATAAGAGTGCCTATTGCGCAAGTGTATAGCCATTTCTCTGCTTCTTCTTTGGTCGCTCCGTTTCTTATCATTTCAACCATTTTTGCCTGTACTTCTGGAGTTTTTGCAAGTTCTGCCGCGCGTTCACCAATTATTTTATAAGCTGTTTTGTCATCCATCTTAACCGCCTCCATTTGTTTTGTTATCATGTATATAGTATAGCATAGATTTATCTATGTGTCAATAGATTTACCTATATATTTTTTGTTGATTTTTAGATTTATCTATGGTATAATATATATGAGGTGATTTTGTGTCATATAGTGCAGGAGCGCAAAAGCGGTACAATAAAAAATTTGAATTTATTACTATAAAGCTCGATAAAGAAAGCGAATCTGAATCAATACAAAAAATAGACCGGCTTGCGGAGAAAACCGGAAGTAAACAATCGGCATTAAAACAAATAATTTTAAATTTTAAGGATGGTGAAAAGATTTGATATTTAAGAAAGGCAATAAGGTACAATTTACTATAATCAGCAATGAAATAATAAGAGATAACCGATTAAGCTTAGATGCAAAAGGTTTATATGCCTGCATTCAATGTTCTGAAAATTTCAATGAGAAAGATTACAAAGATAGTCACGAAACGTTTGAAAAGGCGTTGAAAGAATTAATAAAATACGGTTATTTAGAGGGTGGTGAAAAAATATAAATGGACTTTCATTTCAATGCTAGGATTGCTTGCGAATATGGAACAGATGAAGCAATTATAATCGAATGCTTATATTTTTGGATTAAGAAAAACGAAGCCAATAGCAAACATTTTCACGATGGTAACTACTGGACTTATAACAGTGCTAGGGCATTTGCAAAGTTATTTCCTTTTTGGAGCAATCGGCAAATTGAAAGAATTTTAAAAAGCCTTGAAAAGCAAAACGCAGTTAATACAGGTAATTATAACGTTCAACCTTACGATAGGACAAAGTGGTATGCTTTATCGGAGGACGTAAAAAGCCTTTACGCAGACGGTGAAAACCATTTACGCAAACGTGTAAATGAAAACACGCAAATAGGTGAACCAATACCAGTTACACTACCAAATAAACTAACAGCAGATATATTACATCAATCAAAGATTGACGAACCTTACATCAAAGATGAATTACATCATTCTGCTTCGCAGCCTGACGTTTTCCCTATTTCTGCGAAAGTTACGAAGAAAAAAGACGATGGATATTACGACCTCAAAGCTATAAAGGATGAATACTTTGATTCCGAACTGCTACCATACATTGATTATTATTTGAGCGTACAAGCCTCATATCACCGCGCTGACGGGCGAACACTTTACATAAAGAGAATTAGCAAGGCAAATCTTGAACGCTTATACGGTGAAATTATGGAAGCTACAACCGGTATTGATATGGAAGATTGGGAAGAAGCGGTGCAAGAGCATTTTGACAACTTACCAAAGGGAAATGACGGTGACATACTGGCATTCTTAGAAGCAAGCCGAAGATACTTTGGATAAAGGCCGCAAGGCAGAGATACAAGCCCTAGCAGCCGCACAGGGTAAATCATTGAATCAATATGTGGTAGATGCTATTGACGAGCAGGAGAAGCGAGAGAGGGCAGAGAAAGAGGGTGAAAAGTAGATGGACAACTTATATTTAATAGTGATACGCGGAGATGGGATTGAAAATGTAGCTGTCATTTCTGCTGAAAACAAAGAAGAAGCCAAAAAGAAAAGTCATAATAAATATGGAACTATTGATTTATCTGTTTTGGCATTAGAAAATTTATATGATGGTTGGTCATATTTTAACTAATTAAATCCGCTGACGTTTCAAACGTGAGCGAAAAACAGGACGTTTGAAACGACTTGATTCTGCAACCCTCATAATCAAAAATCCCCCAGCCAATTAAGGTTGAGGGATTTTATCTTGAATTTTTATAAAATGCAAATTGACAAATATCGTAAAAGAGAGTTTATATTTTGAGTTGCATTTTGAGTTGCATTGACTTGAAAAAACATCATTTTACGCTAAAAAAATGCTTTAATCATTTAAAATAAATCATAAGCAAGTATAGGTGTGAAGCCGCATATAGCCTCATAAACGCAAGAAAAACGCCCACTTTACAGTGGACGTTTTTGGCGGAGAAGGAGGGAGTTGAACCCTCGCGCCGGTTACCCGACCTACACCCTTAGCAGGGGCGCCTCTTCACCACTTGAGTACTTCTCCATGGTGAATTAATATATTTAGGAACATATCGTGAAAATTTAATTTTCACGATATGACCTTTATGGCGGAGAGAGAGGGATTCGAACCCACGGCCCTTTCGGGTCACTAGTTTTCAAGACTAGCTCCATAAACCACTCGGACATCTCTCCGTTTTGCGACGTTGATTATAATATCATAAAACATACTCATTTGTCAATAGTTTAAATACTTTATTTGTGTATTTTTTAAATGTGGCTATACAACTTAAGAATTAAACTTAAAATTTGGGAAAATCAAATCTACATTTAAGACAAAATAAGATGTAATATCATAATCAAAATTGTGCATATTGTCGTATGCATTAGCTTTAAACAAGTATATAAAACAGATTAATTGTTATTATAACATAATATCTCACAAAGTAAAGCCGCTTTTAATAAAAATTCACAACAATAAGTACAAATATGCCTAAAAAGGTCGGTTTGCATCATTACAAATAAGCGGATATAATAAAATATATTGTAGCAATTCTATATATCATCAAAAAGTAATTACCATCACATTTAAATCTTAACCGGAATTAATTAGAAAATTGTAATTGCATTTAAGGGAGTTTCAGATATGACAAACCGTTCGCCACGTGTCGCCGCTATCCACGATCTCTCTGGCTTTGGCAGATGCTCGCTCAGCGTTATTATACCTATTCTTGCCGCAATGGGCGTACAGCCTTGTCCTGTGCCCACAGCGGTGCTTTCAACACACACCGGAGGCTTTGGAGATCCTGCAATGCGCGACCTTACCGATTTTGTGTCACCCTGCCTTGAACATTGGAAAGTGCTAGGCATTGAATTTGACTGCATATACAGTGGTTTTTTGGCAAGCGAACG